ATAGGTTTACGTAAAGGCTTAAAATATGTAGAAGATGCACAAGCTTCTTATATAAATGCTCAGGCACACGCTCAGGATGTGATGAAAGGGAAAAAACCATCTTCCGTTGTGCAACATATGGATGACTTAAAGGCACGTCTGGAAAAACTACATGACCCTGCATTTGCTAAAGGTGTTAGTGTAGCTACTCCTGAAAATGGTGTTTATGTCCTTAGTAAAGAAGATGCTAAACGTGTTTTACGTGATTTAGGAGAAGACGCACCCGATGGTGTTAAAGGTATCTTTGATGACGCTACAGGTATTTCCGTTTTAGTTAAGGATAATCTGAAAGATACAGACGATCTATTGAAAACCATCTTACATGAAAAAGGCGCACATGGTCTAAAGCATATTCTTAGCGAACATGATTTAAAACAAGTATATGCAGATCTTAAGTTTCGTATGAGAAACAATCCGTCACCGGCATTAAAAAGGGCAATGAAAAGAGCCGTCAATAAAGAAGACCCCGAAGAAGTTTTGGGATATTTTGTGGAAGAAGCAAAACCTAATAATCCACTTATAAGAGATATAAAAAAGAAGCTCGACAAGGGAATGAATACTCTAGGTGTTAAAGGGCGTATGACTGAGGGGGATTTTATTGACCTTATAACACGTTCAGCAAGTTCTCACAAAGCAACCTCACAGGGTTATCGGACTTTACCGGATGGCACTTCTGTTTATCATAACTTCCGTTTTTCTGAGACAAGTATACTTAACCCTCAGAAATTGGATGAAGTCAACGAGTTAGTAACAGGAGAAATAGGTGGTCTCGGAAAGATGCTTGCACGTTGGAAACTCTTTGCGACTCCATACACTTTAGCGGCTACCTCTGCATCTAAAACTCTCCAAAAGTTTATTGGACGTTCTTTAGACAACCCTTATATGAATAAAGCATTAGATTTTGTCACAACAGAGTCTCAGAAACGAACCTTAATCGGCAGGCTGAATGAGCCGTACAATAACTACATGAAGGTACGTCAAGAAGCCTTAGTAGCCCGTACAGGACAACGTGGACGCTTTAGTAATGCTTTGAAACAACAATATAATGAAGAATGTATTCAATGTTATAATTTCCTGTATGGCAACAATAAGGCAGGATATGTAGGTAAAACATGGTCTCCTGAAGTTATGAAAGGTGCCAAAGCCCTTAAAGAACTCAGGGATGCACAAATTGATTTACTGAAGAATTGTCACAAAATTTTTGGTGAAGGAAAACCTATTCTGCCTGATGAATGGAAAACAATAGACGACGAATTTTGGCGTTTTATTGACGATGATAAAAGAGCGCATTTCGTGTCTATGTTTGATAATGACGAAAAAGCTATAGAGTTTCTGACAAAATACGGAAAACAGGCGGCTAAACGTAATGTTATCAAACAGCGATTAGAAGAAAGGTTAGAGAAAGAATGGAGAGCTAAAATTGAACAGGGTGTTAAAGATGGTTCCATAAAGAAAGCTCCGGAGCGGGTTATAGTTTCTGAAGAAATGGTAGAAGCAGAGGTTGAGAAAGAAGCTAAAGCGTGGGCTACTGGGGTTGTCGATAAGAATACGTCTTCGATGACAGTCGGAAACATCCGTTCAAACGAAGTAGGTCAGCTTGACTTCCTGCAACATAGGTTTCCTATGGATACTTCAACTACTTTGAAAGACCCTTGGGGTATGGACTTTTCTTTTGATGAAGCCATGCGTTCCTATGATTTTGACAGTACTGTTCCTTTCTTGCTTAATAGAACTGCTGGGGAAATATCTCTCCACAATTTATTTAGTAACAAGGTGCGACAAAATGTCAACGCATATGGGTTTGAAGAAAATGTTGTAGATAATATTGTGAACCTCCGCAAACAGATTGAGAACGAACTACAGTCCGCAGTAAATAATAAGAAAATCTCTAGGTCGGCTATGTATGAGGACTTAAAGGCTTTTGATTTTACTATAGACAGGTTAAGAGGTATTTCAAGTCAGCAGGAACCAAAGACTTATTTTGATGCCTTTACTCGTATGTTGTCTACTATGTCCTATGCTCGTAATGGTGCCAATATGGGTATCAACCAATTATCTGAAATATCAGGAACTATGGCTTATGCGGGGGCTGATGCGGCATTGGATTTAATACCTATCTTTGGTAAAACTATTCGTGAAATGCGATATGGTGAGAAGATTGACGACATAATCAATGAAGCTCAACACTTCCTTTTTGGTGAGAATACTTATCAATATCTTTGGCACAATGCTAGAGCGACATCATCAGATATGTTTAGTCGTGTTGATAATACAGGAAGTAAAATAGCTTCAGGGTTGGATGCAGTTGCTGGTGTAGTAAATACTGGTGCTTCCGCTGTATCATCTATAAATGGTCTTCAAAAACTAACAAACTTTATGATTGAAAGTGCTCGAAAACATACACTGATCGACGTTGCTATGTGGTGTAATGGTAAAGAATTTTCTAAATGGCGGAACCCCTTCAGTATGAAAAAATTAGAAGCGGCTGGAATTAAAGATGTAGAAGCCTTTAAGGAAACTTTAAGAAACTATATGAAGCGTGATAAGAATGGTGTTATAACCGATATGGACTTAGCAGGTCTCGCACGTGATAATGCTACTGCTTTAGCTAAACTGAGAACTTTGGTTGATTATCAGGCGCAAAGGTGTATCACGCAGGAGACCATAGGTACTACAAACCTCCTAAAAGAAAGCTCACCATTTTGGAGAGTGTTCTTTCAGTTCAAAGACTTTACCATGAGAGCAACCCATAGTCAGACATTAAGAGCAGTGTTTAATCACGAACTGGATGACGTGATGTCTACTATTTTTGGTGTTGCAACTAATGCCGCCGCAGTTGCTACTGTTGCTTATATGCGAGGGTGGGCAATGTTTGGAGACAATGAGTACAAACGTAAGGAATACTTAGATAAATATTTAAACAATAAGTTAGCCATAGCAGGGCTTTTGCGTAGCCCTATAGGTGGTTCGTTGTTATCTACTCCTAATGATTTACTGGAAGCAACCGGTTTGAGTCCTTTGGGTATGCCTACATTACGTACTACTGTAAACAGAAAGCAAACAAATAAGAATATCCTAGAAGACCCAAAAGGTAGTATTGGTGGTTTAATTACTCAGCTACCTGCTGTCGATACAGCTCTTGATATTGGCAAAACAGCGTTACTTCCTTTTCAGGAAAAAGAAATGACCCAAAGACAACTGAAAGAAGCTCTCTCGTTGTTCCCGGGTCAGAATAATCTTTTGATTATGAAGTTGAGGGAAGAAATGTTTGACGAATTACATCTTGCCGAACGCTAATGTTTTCTTGCGGAATACATTAAACACCAAAAGGTGACTAATATAAAAACAGGGAACCCAATATGTATAAACATAGGTGTTTCACTGGAATTATCTATGACAACGGGTATCGAACAGACTATTATTAAAAGAGTAACAACAACATTAAAAATCAATCTATCAGACATGCCATGAGTCTCCTTTCAGGTCACTTGTGGTGTGTCTTTATTATATCATTAAAAGAAAGGAAATGATACATATAGCAACGGAATTAAAGACCTCTATTACCTACACAGGTACGGGTTCACAGAAACTTTTTGATATCCCTTTTGACTATTTGCGTACTTCTTTTGTTAAAACAAATGTAGATGATATAGTGTTAACCTATGGTGAAGATTATGTCATAATCAATCGTCAAATAGAGTTTACTGTGGCTCCTATAAGTGGTTCCCATGTTGTGATCTATAGGGAAACAACAACTGACCGTTTGGTATCTTGGGCAGATGCGAGTGTCCTTAAAGCATCTGATATGACAATTAATCAAGTCCAACAGCTTCATATCTTAGAGGAACAGCAGGACTGGACAAAGACCAATAGTATCGTTATGGAAGGGACTATCGGTTGGAACGCTAGGTTTCATAGGATTATCAATGTGGGCGACCCTGTGGAGCCGCAAGATGCTGTAACTAAACAGTACGTTGAAGATGTCAAAACAGGCTTTATTTCAGAAATGATAAAAGTTAAGAACTCAGCTATTACTGAAATTACAGACATCAAAAATAAAGCCATAGAAGCTATTAATAACCTTAAAGCCTCAACAGAGACATACCTTACTCAGTTGAAAGATACTTTTAAAAGCTTTGTCACAGAAAAAACAGAAGAAGTAAACTCTTTGAAAGAGAGCGCAGACACTTCAGCTACTACAGCTACAAAAGAAGCGGACAGAGCTAAAAAGGAAGCCGATAGAGCCGCACAAAACGCCAATAAAGTAGATATGTCTAATTATTACGATAAAGCAAAGAGTGATGAAATGCTTGCGAATAAAGCGGACTTGGTGGAGGGCAAAGTTCCTAAGAATCAGTTGCCTAACAGTGTTTATATCCCTGCAAACAGTAATCTTGATACTTATTTAGAGACAGGGGACTATCACAGTCCTACTGATGCTGAAGCGGCTACTATAACTAATGCACCTCTGAAAACTGCTTTCTTTCTTCATGTAGATATGGCGAATGTTACTAATGTAAGACAAGTTATAACACATTATCCCTTCGACAATCGGACTTTTTACAGATTATATTATGCAGGTGCATGGGGCGCATGGTTGGAGTTAGCACGTTTTAACTCAGAGGGACACTTGGTGTTACCTAATGGTGCTGAATTTTGGATAGAATGATGTGATATCATGGCAGAACTTGCAAAGAAATTACATTTCAAAAAAACTGGCTTAGAGCAAACAACTAAAGCCTACTCCACTATTGTTGAAGCGGGGACTGAATACATTCCAAACAAAATTGATGACATAAACTGTTATATACCTATTGGTGCAACTACTGATAGCAGGATGACAATAGGACGTGTTACTAAAAATGGTAGTAAAGCTATTTTAAATAGTGGTAAACCCCCATATAATAAGATTGAATGGCGCACACCCGGTACATATACATTCACTGTTCCGGCAGGTGTAACAACACTTGCGGTTACTGTGGCTGGTGCAGGTGGTGGTGGGGGCGGTTTTGGATCTTGGAAAAAAGAAACAGGAAATTAAATGGAGGTGATTAAATATGGGTGCAGGAGGTCATGGCGGTCAAGGCGCATTAAAGACACAATTAATTTCTGTAACTCCTGGAAGTGTGCTAACGATTAGAGTAGGCGCGGGAGGATCAGGAGGAGAAAGTAAAAGTAAAAAGTCTAGCGTTTCTGGTACAATACAAGGTAACTCTGGTGGTAATGGTGGTACAAGTGCTATTGATAATTTTACATCAGCACAAGGTGGTGTTGGCGGTGAAGGTGGTATAGGTGGACAAGGAAGTAGAGACGGTGTAGCAGGCACTTCTTACGGAACAGGTGGCATCGGAGGTATTGGTGGTGTTTCTAATTTTGCTGGTAAGGGTACAAATGGTTCG